AAGTAATTCCAATTCCTAATGGTAGTTCTGAACCATCTGGTCCACTTAATTCAGTTTGTGTAGGTAGTATCTTAGCGTATATGTTATAGAAGTTATTAGGGTTATCTATAGCCCATTGCTTCATGTGCTCTACACCACCTATGCCATCAAATACAGCTATGACGTTTTCTTTTACTGTAGATGATAACTTATTAGGAACTCCAGCTTTTCTACCTGAGCCTTCTCTTTTACCACCACGAGTCTCTGTTTTTGATAAATCTTCTACTTTTTCAAAGTTCTCATTGTTTTCCATTGTTTTGCAACTCCTAATAGGTTGGTTGCCCTCTATGTTTATCGGCTTAATAAGCCTTTGTAATACATTTGTTCCATTAATCTTGGGTCTATATAGTTTTGTTGCATTGTCTTACCTGGGTTGATAAGATTTTGCATGTATGGTGACATTTGTGTAGGTTGTTGCATACTAGGCATAGACTGCATCATTTGTGGCTGTGCTTGTTGTGACAATAGACCTTGAAGTGCTTGCTTTTTAGCTTCGTCTTCTGCCATCTTGCGTACCATTAACTCTTGTTGAGTTGGTTGACCGCCTGTCATAGCATTTACTAAATAGTCTAAGAAGTTCATAGTTCGCTTTCCCTGTTCTTTCCTTTTAGAGGATATATCATTCTTTGGTATGTTTCCCACCATTCTTGACTATAGTCTGTATTCTGATAGTCTTTAAAGCATGGTGTGCCTAATGTGTGATGCACTAATTTGGCATCTGGATTGTATTCGTATTCTGTTTCTAGCCAGTTCCATGTCTCGTCTAGCTTACCTACTTGTTCTTCAGGATACTTGAGCCATTCAAACCTGTGTAGGTATTTACCTGTTTGTTCTTGGACAAACTTAGGTGTGAGTTGTTTATTTAGCCAATGTCCACAGTTCCATAACATAACGCTTGACCAGTTCTTTTTAGGATAGTCCTCGTTCTTTGCACCTAAATATTTAACTGGATGCTTTGTTTGGTAATGATGCTTTACGACTTTGACTGCTTCGTCATTATCAAAGTTAGCTAGTATCTCTGCTATATCTGTTCTGCATATCATATCGCCATCTACAAATAGTGCGATACCTTTAAAGTTATTTAGATATGGCACTAGAAAGCGTGAGTAGATAAATGCGTTACTACCGTCTGTATGTGTTTCTTTGTAGTCTTTAAGCGTATTTAATGCTAATGGTGTAAAACTTACCGGTATAGACGACTTCTCTATAACTGACTGGCAAAAGTTATGATAGGCAATTGGTTCTACCTTGCCATCATATCCTACATATATATCTAGTTTTACCACTTAATTTTTATTGGCTATTTGTTTGCAAATGTTTATAAAGTATTCTTGGTCAAATTGTTGCTTCATAAAATTAACATCTTTATGCACTAACTGAACATTACCAACAATGTATCCTTCAGAGTTATCAACTCTATCTATTGATGCTGTTGCTGTTAAACCTTTTTCTGCCCATCCTATTGGAATACCTGATAAGGCACATACGCCTTCTTGTTCTTCATACATATTCCAAATGTATTCTATGGTTAAGTCCCAAGCATATCCTCTTGAAAGACCACCTTTTTGTTTCATATTAAACCATGTATAAGGAATAGAATGATACTTTCCCTTAAAGTTATTATCATGGTTACTACAAGAACGACATTTCCAATTGCCTTTGATAGCATCTTCTAAATGCCCTTTTCTTCCGTATGACTGTAAAGAGCCACAATTAGGGCAAGTCTTAGTATATGTTTTTGTTACCACTTAATTTTGTTGCTCCAAAAAGCGGCACTCATTTTTCCTTTTGCAATGTTTTTAGCGTGTCTTGCTTTAAAAGACTTTGCTCTATCTGTATTTGTTTTGTCACCACTTACGCCTTTTTGTCCAAAGCGTATTAGTTTTTCTGTGTCACCATCTTTAGCTAATACTGCATGTGACTTAGTAGGATGATTAGGCGTTCTCTTAGGTTTATTATAACCTGAAAATGTTTCCTTACCCTTCTTAATCATTTCTTTTTCTTAGCTGTCTTTGCTGATTGTTTAAATGCCATAGCAGTAGGAGCACCTTTAGAACCTACCTTACGCATCTTCTCACCTGAACCAGCTTTAATTCTAGCTTTCTTGGCTGCAATGTTAGCGTATAGACCTGGTTTATTTGCCACGTTTAGCTGCCTTTTTCATAGGCTTAGCTGTCATAGCTTTACCTGTTTTCTTTGCGTATGATTTAGCTTCTTTCTTACCTTTTTCTGTGTAAGCAAACTTCATTTTTCCGACCATTGGCATAATTATTTACCTTTCTTTTTAGCCATGCCAGCTTCTGATAAAGCAATAGCAATAGCTTGTTTAGGAGATTTTACTACTTTACCACCCTTACCTGAATGTAATGAACCTGTTTTAAACTCCTTCATCACTTTTGATACTTTCTTCATCTTGCCTGCTTTTGTCTTCGGTGCTGATTTCATTATCTTTCCTTAATTTAATAAATCTATGGTCATATCTACAGTCGTTGCATAGCGGATACTCGGTAGAGTCAAAAGGGTCACCGCATTGATTACATATAGTTACTGAGAATGTCATATAAAAGAAAAAGCCCAACCAAGGAGAGAGTATGGTCAGGCTTTTGTGGGATTACGTTATTAACGGACAGGAGTTGTCCAACAAGTAGTATTATAGCATACTTTGCTATATCTGTTCAACAACATTATGCGTTTATTCGTCTTTCTGCTATTGTCAGCAAATTATCGTATGCCATGTCTAATTGCCAATAAAAGGCTAATGGTGGTTTAGCACCTAAGTATTTAGCATAAATAGCGTCTTGTTGTCCTTGTTCTAAGCTGTGCACAATAGCGTGTATGGTTCTAACATTAGACATATCTTGAGCAGAACACATCTCTTCAAACGCATCACTTGTAGACTCTCCGCCAGATGACATGCCTATGCTTTTAGATGGATAACCCAAACGGTGATTATCCGACTTCATCCATAAAGCCCAATCCTCTAGGATGGACAGTAGACGTTCCATACTAATCATATTGTGTTAGCGTATAGGCTACGCTTTGCCCAAATGTTTCTTGTGTAGTTCTTTGTTGAAGGTTATGTTTAGCATCATCTGCGTTATGACTGATAACGCCTTTTATTTGGTCTTCTGTGAAGTTTGCTGTGTGTCCAAATATAGCTTGTAGTGGATGTGGTTGTGGAATGTAATAGTGCATAAGTCTATTATCGTTATCTTTAAATGAATGTATATCCCCTTCCATCTTCATGGATACAAGCAAGTTTTTAATAGTGTGATAGTTAGCTTCTACATGTTCAGCTATATCATTTATAGTTCTAGGTTCTGTAAGATAAGCTAGTATTTTTTCTCTATTGCTCATGATACATCCTTAACTTTACAATGCCATTTCTTTTTATCGTCTTGATGCCAACCATGCACATGAATAGACCAACCAGCTTCACGAACTGCACCTATGTTTTCATGGTCTGCTATCTTTTTACATCTAGCACTCATGTTACCTGCGGTTGTTGTTTGCACAACTAAAGTTTCTTTTCCTTTTAAACATAAGAGGTCTCCGAAGCCATAGAGGTCTTTTCTTATATTCGCCCCAGGTATCCATTTCTCTACAACATCAACAAGGTATCCTTCTTCTCGTAATTTTTTAAGACTTAACTGCGTTGGGCTAGTTGCCATCAAATTGACTTTCGTTAGGTTTAGATGTTCCGTCTACAAATCTTTTCTCTACATTACCGGTGGACTTATTAAGTTCGTATTCATAAGCGTGTGGTGATACGTCATCACTATTCTTTTTCTTCTTAAAAATCTTGTCCCAGTTGTCTTGTGCTTCTTGCTCAGAAATTAACAATGGTCTTCTTCCAGAACCTTTACCCATTACTTTACCTCCAAATGTCCGTTTTCAAATAACCAACCTATAGTACGTCTATGTGCATCTTCCCATAAGTTTATTCTTTCTTCCCTAGATAATTCTTTACCATTATCAACCATATTATGGTGAGTGCTACACATGTAACTTATGCGAAAATCGTGACTTTTAATTCCAGTGCCTTTTTTATCACGCAATTGGTTACTATGACAGGCTACCACAGTTCCGTCATTGCTGCCACATAAAACACATGGTGCATCTTTAGCAAGTTTAAGTAATTTAGGGTTTCTATAATTCATCATAATCCCACATCCAACCTAAATTAGATTGTGCCCAAATTTCAATTGAATTTTGATACTCTGCCATAGATGATGAAGTTAATTTTGTGGTTGATTTAATAACCTCACATGGAATACCTGCTATGATTTTTTGTTCTCTTAAAAATTTCCATCCCATTAACTCATGAAGTTGGTCTTTTTCAATACCAGTATGCCTAGAAATACTTGTATATAATGCCCATAATCTTTCATTAGCCTCTAAACTTCTTGTTACTTTATCATCTACTGTTACACGCCAGCGTTTAGTAAAATCAAGATTTTTTAGTTTCTCTATAAGCTGGGGTAAGTTGTCTTTGGTTAGTGCCCACTTTATCATCTCTCCATCCTTTCGTTTTAAATACTTGTCCGTCTTTAGAAGTTGCTTTGTATTCTATGTCTGGACCAAATAGCTTTTTACATTGTTTGATAAATTCATTTATAGTCATTACCAAGTAGCCCTTCTACCTTCAATTTTATATCTATCCATAGCTCTGTTCAGAACTGCTGCATCTCTGTGGTATCTTTCAGCAGACTGGTCGTTATCTTTACAACGTTTTGCATGAAGTTTAACTCTCCATTGTTTTCTTGTAGCATACATAATACTTAACACAAACCATGTTGAATCATAAATCATTTTTTACTCTCCTTGTGTGTATCAATAATTAATTTTCTCATAGCTTTAATTTCCATGTTTAACAAGTCAATTAACACTAAAAGTTTATCTAGCTTTTGTGTGTCTGTCAATTTCATTTTGGTGGACTCTCCTGGTAAGTTAATGATTT